TTAGAGTCTTCTCTTGCAAGAGCAGTTCCGTAGTTTAAAACGTAATTTCTTGAGACGCCGAGAGCAGGAATAATTCTTTTTTCAATAGTTGACTCGGCGTCTGAATGATTAATTGCAAGATTTGAGTCGTCGATAGTACGGAGAAGTCTTGACTGTCTAAATTTGCTATTAAATGTATTAAGCTCGGTGGTCTTATAGGAAATAATTGCATTCCTAGCAATAGTTCTAATTCCATCAGAACTCAATGATGTCTTAGTTGGGTTGTAGAATACCTTAGCATATACGTTGATGTAGTTGTAGTCAACGTCAACGAATTCTGGTGTAACTGTTACAACGCAGATTGGCTTTATAATGTCGGCAATGATAGAAGACTTTTCAACTTCTGTAATCTCGTAACCACCTGTTGGTTTCGCAGAAACAAATACTTTTCCGTAGACTGGTGGATCGTTTTCGTCACCGCCCCATACGGTAACAGAGTCGAAGTATGGATATTTCAAATTAATTAGTGCCGCGATGTCGTCGGCAGTTACGCCTCTTCCGCTAGAAGTGTAGAATTTTGGTGCGGAGAAACGAATTTTTTCAACGCTTTCTGGCGAATCCCCGCCGCTTGCTGCAGCAACTGGATAGATTACAGAAGAAGTAAGTCCGTTGACAGTTTCAGCCAAAGTAAACGAATTCGCTTTATTTGCTGCAGCACCATCAGTTTTAAGATAAGAAACGATAACGACGTTTCCGTTGACCAACTTCTTGCCGATAACGCCATCGCCAAAGTAGATCGAATACTTTCCATTGCGGCTTTCTTGGATATAGAAGACAGCAGAATTAGAGCTAACTGTCGTGGCGTCTGTAGAAAGGGTAAATCTTTCTGTTCTAACGCTGGTTGGAGATTCTTGTACAACGACTTCTAATGACCCAGTGTCGATTCCGCTATCTGGAAGCTCGAACGTTTGATTTGTATTGTTAGTAGCGTCGTATGTAAATGTGTAACTTATTGGCTGCCCTTGGTAAATATACAAACCATGGAAGCAAAATCTTCCGCAGGTTTCATCATAAGTGCCGACAGCAGTGTTGTTATTGACGAACGTATAAGAAGTGCCGCCGTCTAAAACAGAAGATTGAAATTTGGTATATTTCGGTAGAGATAGGCTTGCCGAGGTGTTTCCTGCTGGACGATATATTTCTAGGTTAATAGTTGCTCTCGCGGCACTAGAAGAAGATGGAACATAACCTAAAGTCTTGGCGTGAGAAACAACAGAATCGCGTAGGAGAGCAGTATCCATGAACATTTCATTTGCGACCATGTTCAGATAGAAAGCATTGTAGTGTGTGTTATATGCTAGGATATCTAGAAGAACATTGATACCTGCCGCTTCGAAGTCGAAGTCGCTGAATTCTGACTGGTCTCTAAGAAAATTCTTTAAGTTAGCCTTAATGTCATTAAAGTCTAACTCTGAAACTGTCAATTTTTGGTCTATATTTGCCATCAGCGTACCTTCTCGAGGAACATGTTAATAGTGACTGGTTGTTCTAAATTATTGATATAGAATCGTATAGTCACATTGTATCCATTACCTTCGGGGTCAGCTTGAACTCTGACAATGTCAATTCCAACACGAGGCTCGAAATTTTCGGCAGAATTTCTAATTTCTGTTTCTATTGCATTTGCTGTAATAAAAGAAACGTCTTCAAACAGCAAACCACGAACGCGAGAACCATAAGTTGGTCTAAATGGTTTCTCATAAAAATTCGTAAGAATTAGATTTTTCAAAGCGCCGATGATGGCAGAATTGCCCGTGCGCTTGACTACATCCTTTGTCACTGGGTGGACAGAGAGATTTAAGTCAAGATCTTTATAAACACGGGTTTCTAGTGCCATCTATCTACCTTTTAAATTCTACTTATTTAGCAAGGTTGGGTGCACGGATTCGGTGCTGGCGGCGATACAACAGGCTCATCGTCAATAATAATGTCAGCTGCTGGTCCTGCGTCTTCTTCAGGTTCATCGCCGTAAATATTGCTTTCAAGCTCGTCTGACAAGAAAATATCATCATCTACAATACCATCGTCAGGTAATACGATATCTGGTTGAGCAATATCTGGATTGTTGTGCTCGGCGTCAATATCATCTAGGATGTCGATAAAGTCACTTTCAGTAGCATCACATCCCTGACGAATCGGGTTTGGAGCAAGAATCAAGTCTAGGTATTCGTCTGAAGATGTATTGTTGTCTTTCTTCTTTTTCTTCGAGCAAGAAACTGCAAATAGTTTCAAAAGCCCAGATAACAATCCCTTGACTGAATTGATAGCCGCTAGATCTTTCTTAATCGCATCGTTTAATTCGTTTTTAATATCGTTAATGTCGTTCTTAACGCTATTAATTTCTGCGACTAGATCGCTTTCATTTAGACCTCGAATAGCGTCGTCCTGAAGTCTATCTAACAGCGTTTGCAAAACTTGAGAAGTTTTAGCATTTAGATCATTTCTCTGGAGAGAAGTGGTTAAATCTTTTGGCGAGGAAGCGTTGATTGTATAGTATGTTCCGTCTGATGCACGATATCTGGTTGTCAAATCGCCTGTGACGTTTGACCCAACAGTGCCAGTTAGCTGGTCAATGCTAGAGAACAATCCTAGAATATCTTCAGGGCTATTAGATTCAGTAAATTTGTAGAGAGGAGTTTCTTCAGTAACCTTATAGAGAACCTGATTGTTACGGCTCTTGAGGACGTCGTCGACTACAATTTGAGTATTTGTGAGGGATATGACGTAAAATTCCCTATTGTCATAGTAAACTTTGTCACCTGGGCTCAAACTTGATAGGAACGTCGTACCATTTCCTGTAATCACATTATCAAGGCACAGGCTATTAGCCATAAACTGAGTTTTGTGCTTAATTTGTGTTGTAATGGTGCTGGCAAACACTGCATTAGCATTTAGACCGACTTCTTTGTTCAGTGTAACGCTCGTGGCTGAGTACTTAAATGGGTGATAGACGGTCAAATAGTCGCCCATCGCATTAATAGTATTGACCTGCCTAATCTCAGAATTTACATTGATGTACATATTAGGCGATAGTTTGACAGTACCACCACCACCCGTTTCTAGCAATATATTTGCAAGATTTAGAAAGACTAAGGAAGAACTGCTGAGTCTGCTGCTATTAGCCGAAGTATCAATAGAAACCGTTCCAGTTGGGTGCGCAGCGTAGAGCTTACCCGTTATTCTTCTTGTTTGAGAATTGACAATTACTAATTCACCGACATTAATAATTGGATAATTGAGCGCAGTGAGGCTAGGTTGAATGCCAGTACTTGCGCTATAGACTGTCACGGTCGTAAAAGGAATTGTCGGTTCACCGTACAGACGTTCGAATGTATATGCTTTATCATTATTCGCCACACCTGATATCTCGCTAGTGTGGTTATCGAATGCTTTGTGTGCTTCATACAAAGTTGCGCCAAGAGTGCTCAGGTCGCCGATGTTCATTCCCAAGAACTTTTGGTCTGTGGCTGTGCTGGCGCTACCAATAACGCCCATCAAACTGTTTCTGGCAGATACTACACCAGCTCTTGCATCATTAAAGACGGAAGGGAGGGAATCTTTAAGTCCCTGATAATTGTTTGCAGTGAAAGCGTCTAATTTAGCCTTTACTTCGTCTATGCCTTGCTTGATTGGGTTGACAAACTCTTGCTTGAGCATGTCCATTACGTCCTTACCCTTTTGGATGACTTCCTTTATTTTCGCGAACAGATCTGCCAATCCCTTTGGCGGAAATTGTAGTTTTCCAAAAGGGATGGGCGATCCTGTGAAGGTGATCGAAAGCGTCTGCAGCAAAGGCAGACTGCCGATCAAACATAAAATCCACTTAATTACGGAACTTAATTTTAGGAAGACACGTTCTCCTTCATAGTATACAATTTGCCAACTTCTTTTAGTTTGTTATAATCCAAACCAACGGATTTTAGTTCTTCAATCTCTTTTTCTTCTAGAGAGTGGTTGGCATACACCTTATCCATTATCTCGCGAGTTCTGAGAATATCATCATACTTCAGACACATATTTATCAGCCGCGCACAACAGTATTAGATGTCGAATAATCTGGTACTGTTAATGGCGTTGAAATTGTTCCTGACGATTTTTGTGTGCTACTATCTGGCGCAGGAGAAATCGTAGAGGTTTGTGTAGTCGTACTTCCCGTTTGTACTGGGTTACTACTATCTAGGTTAACTGTAACATCAGTAAACTGAGTAACAGAAGATATTGCTCCAGTATTTGCATCAATAGTAGAAGAGAAAGAGAATGTGGTAGTAGGAACAACGACGTCTTTCAACACACTGTCCGTTGCAGTAACAGTCGTGTTCTTCGTCGCTTCGATAGCCGCCGCTTGTGCCTTTGCTTCTTTTGGATCTAGTTCGGTCTTGAGTTGCTCTTGGCGACCGTACCTGTCAGTCTTAGGTTTTCTACTTGAATAAGCCGAAACAGGGTTGAGAACGGGAGTAGCAACCTTTGCGCGACTAGACTTCGATGGCTTTGAAGGTTTTGTATAGTCAGGTGGCGCTGGCAGCGGACTAAACAGGTTATGAATTCCCTGTGTGTTAATCATGATTGCTTCTGTAAACGTACTGAGTGCGCTGGTCTTGACGAGGTTCGCCGAGAGACTTAATAGACTTCCGCTGCTCATTCTGCACTGAGTTCCGCCAAATGCATTAAATTCTGTTGCGCCAACGATAGAAGTCTTTACGCCACTAATACCAACCTCAGCACCATAGAGGTTCAATTTGTTCACACCAGTAATTCTGACGTTCTGCCCCTTCATGTCAATATCACCAGCCGAAGCAATTTGTAATCCGTTGCATTGAATTACCAGCTTACCATTAACTCGAAGGTACATATCAGACTGCACGGTTTCGTCACGCTTGCCGTTGATATACTCATACTTGTTGCCCATCGAGATATCGTAGCGATTTCTCATAGACTTTAGTTTAACGTCACCCTCTGACATAAATTCAAGCGTCGAGCCAACTCTATGGGAAAGCTGTACACGCTCAAATCCCTGGGTATCGTCCATTTCAAAAGCATGTCCAGATTCTGTTTCTGTTACGTTGTTAAACGGATACTTGGCAGCATAAGAAGGAAATGGTTCATTCCACTTGTACTTGTCAGGAGATGCACTCTTTACGTTTGCAACTCTATTCTTTCTTTGGATATCAATGGTCGTGTTAGCGATTGATGATGGAACGATTCCAATAAAAAATCCTGTAGCAGTTTCATTTCTTAAAGGTCGAGCAAGTCGAGACAAGGTTGGTTCATTTAGATTAACCATTCCAGGATAACGCTTGGCATTAGCATCTGTCACCTGTACGCCTCTATTGTTGATAGGAGTTAGTGCTTGCTTAACCTTTCTAGGGAATTGAGAACTAGTTTTTTCCGCATCAGTATATGGATCGGCGAACCCTTGATTGTTCTCGCGCAATTCCTGAGGAATGCCTGGAACAGTTCCTAGGATAATAGGATACAGTGCTTCTTTACCGTCGGCGAAGAAACCGAATACCATCGTACCTTCTGCCGGTGGCTGCACAGTCTTAACACCATATGGCACAACAGGCTGAGCCCATGGGAGTTCTTCGATAGGAATCTGGTTTATGTCTTCAGTATGCCAACCAAAGCAGCGAACCTGACAACGTCCAAGTTCGAGCGGGTCCATGCGGTTTTCGACCACACCAAACCACCACACAAAATTGTTCATACCCATAAAGTCATTAGTTTGCATTAATAATCTCTCGCTTTCCTAAAATTTTCACTATTCGAATTAAATCTATCAAGATTGTCATTGAGGGAGTTCTTCGATAGCGTCAATCTTGTTTGTAGAGTTGAGCCGACGATGGTATGGCATAGTCCTGTAATTATATATTTGCCAGAAAGATATGGGTCTGTCATTCGCTTGTTGTCGTTTTCTTTCATAAATGCGGGAATCTCAAACTCTACCATTCTTCCTACGGTGAGTCCTGGATTTCCTGGAACGACACACTCGACTTCTGCGCTTCTCAATAGGCTCAGCTGCGCTTTTCTTTGTAGGAGCGTTCTTTCGATATTAGTATCTACGGAACGAACGGCTCGATCCTGGAAGTATTGAAGGTTGCCCTGTCCCTTGTTAGACAGCCAAAAGTTAATACCACCGCCATATTCTTCGTACAAAGTCTTATTGTTACGGTTTCTAGCATCATTGAAAGGGAAACTAACCTTACCAGCGATATTGTTTGAGTCCATCAGCATTCTTCTATTGTATTCGTTAAGGTACGAATAGTCGTATTTTTGATACTTTTGAGTAATTAGATCGAGCGTAAACAATCTTCCGTTGTGGGCGGTGCCTTTCGTACCTTCTAAAACGTCAAATACTCTAGAATAATTAAAATCAATTACGGCATTGTAATTAGCAAATGACGAAGTCTTTTGGTCTTGAGTAATTTTTGCTGTACTGTATTGTAACGGAATGATTGATTCGCGTTTAATTAAACTTTCAATAGAAAGGAAATTAAATCCGTCTTTATTCTCAAAGAAAAGGAATGTCGATTCATTAGAATTATATGCTCTAGAACACAAATATTCAATTGCTTCTAAAGGTTTGTATTGCGTTAGCATCAACTCGGGTGTTCCGAGCGAACGTTCGAAATTGCTCGGTTTCAGTTTTTTTCTGTTAATTTTTAGATCAGTTCTGCAAATTCTAAGAACATGCTCGGTAACTGAACCATTTCTTAATTTTCTTGATAAAGTGTTTTGATTTGAGAAAATTAATTCCTCAGAGCAAAAATGCAGTACATAACGCTGAGCCTGGCTCTTTTCGTATGGTCTTCTGTTCTCGCACTTGTAGATACGGAACGTCTTGGTATATTTTTCTTCTGGCATCCCAGAGTCAGCAGGACGAGTAAATGTTATCATCAAATACTCGTTTCCGTGCATGCTCAAAAGCGGGAAGATTCCAGCTCCGTCTGTAATTTGAATTGTGCCAGTAATTACGGGCATAAAGAGATCTTCGTAGATATTAATCATATCTACAAATCCGCCTTGGTCAATCGCAAACGTCTCGCCGTTCGAGCCAATTAATTTTAATTGTTCAATCGTTACGTCCCGAGACGACGTATTCGTATTTACATCAGCCATAGAGCATATATTCCATTTCTTGAGCAATTAAAGGAATATATTGCTTTTTTAATATATTAATTGAACGATTCTTTTCATTTTGTTCAATTTCGTAATCGTAAACATTTACGGACTTATACGTCGTAGTGATCGTAAGAGTTCCTGTGACAGCAGAATTAATGTCGGCTGTATTTGCTCTAAGCGTTACCGTTTCAACTTCAGGGTTATTGGTCGTTTTAGTGACCAAAGTGTTAGAAGTAAAATCGTATTGCTGCAAAGAAGTTTCGCTCTTTTCGGTCGTTTCGGTTGAGAATCCGTCTGCTTGTGTGTAGAGCGTATCTACTACCTTTTCGTAGTGGTGAGTCGCAGCCATAGCCTGTTCGATTGAAGTGTATCCATACTTCTTAAGTATATTATTTTCTAGGGAAGAATTCGAAAGCGGGAGAGTAAACTGCCCATCTATAAT